AAAAAATGCAGTAGCAAAATCATTGAAGCGTCAAGTAATTCTGTACGGTTGGGACAAGTTTGGCGGACGTGTGTTAGGCGACATGATTCTAGATGGACAAAGCTTACGGGCCATGTTGATTGCCAACGGCTATGCTAGAGAGTATTATGGCGAGGCCAAACAGTCATGGTGCAACTAGGTCCAGATATTCCCGAGGATGATCGTCCTGTAGTTCCATATGGCGATCATTGATGAAATGGGTTTTTGTTTTGATGGTATTTGTTGTTGATGATGGAGTATGGCGTGAGTGGAACACGTATCCAACTCTAGGTTCCTGTGAAGAAGTAATAAAAGTGCTTACAACTCACAGAGAAAATAAAATTAAAGCATATTGTTTAGCTCGAGAAGTTGATGGATGATATTGAACACTTAAAAGTTTTAGCAGGTATTGGTAATCGTGCAGTGATGCAAGAATACCGAGGCTTTGCTGGTAGTAACATAAGTGTAACCGGAAATGAAAAAGGCGAACTTATGAAACGACATGATATTCGCCCCGGTACAGAAGAGTGGTTTAGACTTTGGTTCTCTAAGCCATATCTTACAGGCGAACAACCAATTTAAGCCACATTTATTTTTTTACCTAAATATTGATTCCATTTAGGATCTCGAACTCTAAAAGGACTATTTTTCCAAGCAGCGGCCAACGCATAATAATCTGGCTTATATGGTTTTCTAATAGGTTTTACATTGTTTTTATCTGCTTTGTGCCAGTTACATGATTTGCAGCTGGTCACACAATTAGTCCATTCAGTTTTTCCGCCACGACTAATAGGAACCACGTGGTCAATCGTCAATTGATCAAAATCAAATGTATCTAAACAATATTGACATTGATACAAATCACGTAGGTACATGTTGTAACGAGTAAAATTTACTCTACGTTTGAAATTAAAATATTCAAGTGTGATAGCAACACTAGGCACATTTAATGCTAATTTTTCGCTATGCACAATCCAATTTGGATATGTTTCAATTACCTGTATTCTACCCAAATACATCAATTTGATTGCATGACGCCAATCAATCACACTAAGTGGTAACACACTGATAGGTGTATAGTCTTTGTTCAAGAGAAGTGTATGAGCCATAAGTAAAAATATGTTGAAGTCTACCGAAAGTATAATAAAATCGCCGTATCAAAAAGTCAATATGACCGAGGACCAAATCGTGGAATTTGCCCGTTGCGCAGATCCTGTAACAGGTCCTAAATACTTTATGAGCAATTACTTTTATATACAGCATCCTGTGCAAGGCAAAATACTGTATAAACCGTTTGAATATCAAAGTAGGCTTTTAGATACTTATCACAACAACAGATTCAGTGTTAGCCTTATGCCTCGACAAACTGGTAAAACTACATCAGCAGCAGGATACTTGTTATGGTATGCGATGTTTCGTCCAGATAGCATTATATTAATTGCAGCACACAAGTATCAAGGCGCACAGGAAATTATGCAGCGTGTGAGATATGCCTATGAGTTGTGTCCTAACTGGATCAAAGCCGGTGTAACCAGTTATAATAAAGGATCAATTGATTTTGAAAATGGATCTAGAATTGTTAGCCAAACAACCACCGAAACTACTGGTCGAGGCATGAGTATCACTTTACTTTACTGCGATGAGTTTGCATTTGTTAGACCTACTATAGCCAAAGAATTCTGGACAAGTATTTCACCTACACTAAGCACTGGTGGTAAAGCTATAATAACCAGCACTCCAAACAGTGATGAAGATCAATTTGCGTTTATCTGGAAACAAGCAAACAAATGTACAGATGAATACGGTAATCCTACTAAATTGGGTATCAATGGATTTAGAGCCTATCAAGCTTCTTGGTGGGAACATCCTGATCGTGACGATAAGTGGAAAGCAGAAGAAATTGGCCGTATTGGTGAAGAACGGTTTAGACGAGAGCATGGCTGCGAATTTTTAATTTATGATGAAACTTTAATTAACAGTATAACCTTGGCAGAGCTACAAGGTAGAGATCCAATTGAGCTACAAGGACAGGTGCGTTGGTTTCAAAAACCGCAAAAGGATAAAATTTATACGATAGGATTAGATCCTAGTCTAGGAACCGGAGGTGATTTTGCAGCAATACAAGTATTTGAATTACCTACTATGATTCAAATAGCCGAATGGCAACACAATCGTACTCCTATACAAAGACAAATTTCAATTTTAAAAGAAATATGTGAATACATTTATGACTGTATTGGTACCACAAATGACATTTATTATTCTGTTGAAAATAACACACTAGGTGAGGCAGCACTTATTGTTATAGCGGAATTTGGCGAAGAAAATATTCGAGGAACTTTTTTGAGTCAGCCAATTAAGCCAGGGCAGGCAAGACTTTACAGAAAAGGTTTTACCACAACTAACAAGAGTAAATTAGCAGTTTGCGCCAAATTTAAAAATCTTATTGAAAATCGTAAGATGACAGTTTGTAGCAAGAATTTAATAAGTGAACTAAAAACTTTTGTAGCACACGGAGTTGGCTTTGCAGCCAAAATTGGGGAAACAGATGATTTAGTAAGTGCTACTTTATTATGCTTAAGAGTGATTCAAGCATTACAAAGTTATGATGCAGACTTAGATGAAAAGTTACGCGATAACACAGATGATTATATTGCACCAATGCCTTTCATAATGATATGAAAATAACACAGATAGACAATAATCCAGATTTATTTTTGGTAGAAAACATATTACCCAGCACGTTACTGAACAAGATCGTCGATGAAGATCTTTGGGAATATGATTGGGAAGATCAGCATATGCAATTGGGTTGGTGTCGTAGAAGATTATTACCCAGTGCAGAATCTCCACTGTCCAAAGTTGATAATTATTACAATAATATATTGGATAATATAGAAAAGATAACAAATATAAAGTTTGCACACAAACACTGTTGGAGCAGTTTTTGGATGGATTATGAAGGGTTTATGTGCAGTATACATGAAGATGGTGCTGAAAGAGATTACAATCCGTTACTGGCTATGCAGATTTATTTAACAGAAGCAGATTTGGATTTAGGCACTGTATTTTATCACGATAACATTGGAGCGAATAGACGTTACTCTTTCCCTTATAAGGCAAACACTGGGTATCTAATGTTAAATCATCCTGGGCAATGGCACGGTATGCTCAACAAAATACCGGCTAATCATGTAAGGTTAAGTAGTTACACCTACTTTGGCAAATTTAACCATAAATAATATATTATGCGCGAACTAGACAAAATTGCCTCAGCACTCTTTGACAAAATCCGTAGTCGATTTGACAGTGTAAATATTGGTGATGATAAAGCACAAAGAATTACAGATCCTGAACAGGCTAGATTTTTTAATTTTGATTTTATTAGCAGCGACGGCAAAAACTTTGGTAATGTAACAATTAGCCTCATTGATGAAAACAATTTAAAAACCTATTATGGATCAAATATTACAGATGGTTTAGATGAAGAACAATCTAAAGAGTGGTTTGCTTTTTTACGTGAGATAAAGAATTTTGCCAGAAGAAACATGTTAACTTTTGATACTAGAGATATAAATCGTAGTAATCTAGATTTAAAAGATATTAGACAACAAGCCGGATCGGATGCTACCTTTACTAAAGACGAACTGGCTATATCAGAAGGTCGCTTGTACGGCCTAGGCAACAATAAACGTATGAGTTTTGGTGATGTTGGTACACATAAAATTATAATAAAACATCGAGATCAAATTAATCCAGAACGACGCGGCGATCGTGGTAGACAAATTGAACACATCTTTATTGAAACTCCAGTTGGCGAACGCTTTCTACTGGATCACGTAAATCTAGAAGGCGCTAGAGCTACGGCTAATCATCTTAGACACGGTGGTAAAATGTTCGACGAAGGTAGCGAACTCATAAATGAAATGGTTACAGAAATGGCATCAATGAAGCATTTTGTACGTGTTATGCGTCGTCGCACATTTGAGGACACAGAAACAATTGGCATAGTAGAATCTGCAATTCAAAGGTACTATGAAGTTAAAGACTGTTTAAAAAAATTACAAGGTCGTCAAGGTCCAGAATTGTTAATGAATATGATGGTTAGTCCAGGTGAACCAATTAATGAAGTTGATGTTGATGAACTGCGAGAAAGATTTGTGAAGAAAATATATGACGATCGTTTCAATGAAGCATTACCATATGTATACAAAGCCTATCAAAATAAAAAGCGAATAAACACAACAGAAACAACTGAATTTGAATCTTGGGTGAATAATGTATCCGAAACTACATGGGATTCAGATACAGATGATAAAGATGAAGATAATTTGATGCGTTTGTTTAATAAACCAATTGCAGCAGGCATGGACGGCTTAGACGGTATAGCCGCGATCAATAAAATCAAAGATTTAAATTCAGAAGACTTGCAAATGTCTATCAAAAAATTGTCGCAAGTGCAAGGACCAGATGCCGATATACGAAATACCATAATTAGTTGGTTAATGTCAAATGGAGAGCGAGCACTAACACAAAGTTTATTGTCTATACTCCAGCAACAAAATGCCAATACTCAACCAGCACCACAACAACCCGAACCACCGCAGCAACCTGTAGGTGCGACCACAATGAATCAACCTGTGGTCAGCGAAGAAATAGAAATGATTCGTTGGTTGTCTGGTTTGACAAAAAAATAACTAAAAACTTTTGACAGTATAAATAAAATTGTTATACACTAGTAAACATGCTTGTGTATATCTTGGCACAAACTATTATGGCATTTATTAAGGAGATTATATTATGGCCACGTCATTAGCAGAAATTCGCGCAAAATTACAAGCGCAAGAAAGCCGCGGACAAGGCGGACAATCACAAGGCGATAACGCTATCTATGCACATTGGAACATTCCAGAAGGTTCTAGTGCAAAAATTAGATTCATACCAGACGCTAACACACAGAACTCTTTTTTCTGGGTAGAGCGATTGATGATACGCCTTCCGTTTGCAGGCATCAAAGGACAAGCAGACTCAAAACCTGTTGTGGTACAAGTGCCTTGCGTAGAAATGTACGGAGACGCATGTCCTATTCTAGCAGAAGTTCGCACTTGGTTCAAAGATCCAGGACTAGAAGAAATGGGTCGTAAGTATTGGAAGAAGAAATCATACTTGTTCCAAGGTTTTGTAAGAGAAAATCCACTAGCAGACGACAAAACACCTGAGAATCCTATTCGTAGATTCATTATAAGTCCCCAGATTTTTAATTTAATCAAGGCTGCACTAATGGACCCAGAACTAGAAAGTATGCCTACTGATTACACTGCTGGTTTAGATTTCACTGTTACAAAAACTAGTAAGGGCGGTTATGCAGATTATTCTACTAGTAAATGGAGTCGTAAGGAGACTGCACTAACAGCGCAGGAACAAAGTGCAATTGATATTTTTGGGCTCTACAATTTGAGTGACTTCTTACCAAAACGTCCAGGTGAAGTAGAACTTCGAGTTCTTAAAGAAATGTTTGAAGCATCAGTGGATGGTCAAGCATATGATCCTGATCGTTGGAGCCAGTACTACAAACCAAGCGGCTTTCAAGGCAAGAGCGGCGATGATACAGATGCTTTGGTACCTGCTGCAAAATCTGCTTCAGTACCAGTTCAATCTTCAGCCCCATTTGATACAGAAGAGGCGGACGATGCTCCTGTTGCAGCTGCACCGGTGCAAGCCTCTGTGGCAAAACCTTCTAGTCAACGAGCAGAAGATATCCTGGCAATGATCAGAAATCGCTCAAAATAATCAATGAGTGTTGTAAATACCGACGGTCGCAACGGAATACATATTTTTGTATTCTGTTGCGCTGATTATGTTGACATGTTAGATGACTGTATCCGCAGTGTTGAAGAACATGTAGCTGATTGTATAATATCTCGAAATATTGTATCGAATACTAGAAACATTAATGTTAACGGATACAATCTTATACATGATATTGACTTTTGGAAAAAACTAGACCCCGACTTTACAGAAAGGGAATTATATAATCATAATTGGATTAAGCAACAGATTTTTAAATTAAACATCGACAAATTTGTTGACGGGTATGCATTAATAGTAGACGCAGAAGTAAGATTTACACACAGTGTCAAATGGATAGAAAATAACGCTCAAAAAATTTTTTACAGCAATTATTGGACTGATTATTGGTTTTCTAGCCATGAATTCATTAAACAAATTGCTAATCTAGAATCAGATATGAGAAAAACATTTATAGTAGAAGCAATGATTTTCTCTACAGATATTTTAAAAAAACTTCGTAGGCGAATTGAAGACACTAATGGATTATCTCAAATTGAATCATTTAAAAATATAATTTTTGATATTCCAATGACTACAAAATCTTTGCCAAAGTCTAATATGCAAATGTCTGAGTATGATTTATATGCTACCTATATATTAAAATTTTATCCAGAGAAAGTTTTATTACAAAGTACTCCTAAACCATTTTATAGTGTGCAACATAGCCTGACTAGTAATTCAAAAAAATCTCAAACAAAATGGTTAACTTTTTTTGAGCAGGTACGTGGAGAAAACTGGCCTGATTGCGATAGCGAGGTCAATTTTTCAAATTTGCCAGACTGGATTCAAAAGGAGTGTATTGAAGTTCATGGATATAAACCTAACTAAACATCCAATATAAACTGAATGGAAG